CCAGCCCACCACGGTGTTCCCGGCGTGGTAGCCGATGCCCGCGGCCACCAGATAGACCTCCCCGGATCGGGACAGGTACAGGTTGCACAGCGGGCCGGGCAGGTCCGAGCGGCCATAGACCACGGTGTTGAGGCTCGGCGTGTCGCCGGTGGGTGGTCCGGCCGTGTGATGGCAGGTCACGCCTTCCGCCCGGCCGGGGGTGCCGTGCCCGTAGTTCTTCCAGTTGCTATAGCCGATCTTGACGGTGAGGCCGGAACCCTGCAACGCTCGATCAAGATCGTTCCACATCGGCATGCGGGCCTCCTGACAGGCTGTTTACACGCAGTATCACAGTAGCGGTTCGGGCCAACCCGACCCTAGGGGCGTAGCCAGATGATCCGGATGTGGTTGGTCTGGCCCAGCGGCTCGGAGTTGCGGGCCGCCGCCGCGTTGTGCCAGCCGTAGACGTTGAATGCGGTCCCGGCCCCGAACCGGCGCGTGCACGAGATCGACCACTCCTGGGTGGCGCCGTTGGCGCCCGGGTTGGCCGTGTTGGCCACCACCGCGTTGGTGGTGAAGCTGCCGCAGAACCGGAATGCCGCGGTGCCGTCCAGGCCCAGCCAGATCCCCGCCGACGTGCCGTCGGTCATGCCGTTGATCCGATACCCCGCCTCGATCGTGTAAACGCCGTCCCGGGTAACGGTGAACTTGGCGTCGGCGGTCGAGCCGCCGGTGGCGATGCCCTTGGTGACGTCCGCGGTGATCGAGCCCGCCACCGGGAACATGAGCGGCCGGTCCCCGGCGGGGGCGATCGACTGGATGGTGCTGGCGTAATACTCGGCCTCGTGGCTGGTCCACAGGTTGCGCGAGATGGCCGAGTTGACCACCGACGTGGCGTTCGCCAGGTGGTTGAGCGTGGCCAGCAACAGCGTGCCCGCCGGTTGGGCCGGGCCGACCGGAGATGCGGCCGGGGTCCCGGCCAGACAGTAGATCTTGGGGACGTAGGTGGATCCCGAGTAGTCGGCATCGTCGACCGCCATCAGGATCAGATCGACCCGGGGCAGCGTGGACACCGGGGGAACGGTGACGTTCAGCACCGCATCGTTCATGATCGCGTAGCCGCCGCCGTCGGAGGCCGGGGTGGGACACACCGCGCGGCCCGGGGACACGGCCACCGTCATGTTCGGGGTGGCCTGCGCGGAGGTCAGCAACCCGGCGATGATCCGGCCGATCCCGGACAGCGGGTCGGCCCCGGTGTCGAGCAGGAGCCCGGCCATCATCCGGTCATCGAGCGCGTTGTAGGCGCTGGTTTGCAGGTAGAGAGCCTTGAGCGTCATAGCCTGTTCCTATCCGGCGATCTGTTGCCGCAAGATCCAGTCGTCCACGGTGTAGTTCCACGGGATCGTGGTCCCGGATCCGTCCGACGGTGGGGCGCCGGTGACCTTGAGGTAGATCCCCAGGTCCACGGCGACGTCGGAGAATGCGGCCCCGGTGGTGCCCGCGATCGGCGTGGTCGCGTTGGCCCCCAGGTTGACCGTGGCCACGTCCACATCGGTCACGACCTGGGCCGCGTTGCGCCACCACACGCCGAGTTTGGCGGTGGCCGGGACGGTCGATTTGACTGCTACCTGTGCGTTCCACTTGACGTTGTTTCCCGACACACCCATGCCCACCGACCGAACCTCCGACGACAGCCCGGTGATACTGATGCTGGTTGTCTTGATGAACGTGGCGCGTAGCCGGGCATCGTAGGGCCGGGCGTACCCGTAGTAGGTGTTGGCGGTGGTCGGCCCGGGGCCCAGCTCGATGCCGCGCAGCGTGCCGTCCCGGATCCGGTCGGCGATCCCCCCGATGTTGATCAGGTTGCAGGAGCCCATGATGCCTCGGCCGGGCCACTGGAAACGCACCAGATCGGGGAACGAGTTGGTGGTGGGGCCGATGGCGCCGATGGCGGGCGGGGTGCTCACGGTGTGCGCGCCGATCACCGCGGTGCCGCCCTCGGACCAGTACCAGTGCTCCCAGAAGATCAACAGGTCGAAGGATTCCCAGTCCCCGGCGATCGAGCCCACCGCTTCGGCGAACCCGGCCGGGTCGTACCAGAGGTAAGAGCGGGTGTTGCCGTCGACCGCATCGAACTGGCCTTGCCAGGCGTGATCCACCCCGTCGGAGCCGGTAGCCGGTTTAAACGCGTTGGCCCCGGTGTAGTTGCGCCAGGCATACGGGGAGATGTCGAAGCTGCGCCGCTCGCGCGTGACAACGGGGGTGGACGCCACGTGGCTCATCCGAAACGACCAGTCCCCGGCCAGCGCCTCCGGTCCGCCGACCAGCACGCCTTTCTCTGGGACCACCCAACCGTCGAGGCGCTTGCCCTCATAGCCGGGGTTGGGCAACAGGTTGGGCCCGGTGACCACCGCGCTCGTGCCGCCCGCGGGTCGCGCCGCTGCGGCCAACCGGCGCTCGGCCGTGGACAGCCTCTCTTCGGTGCGGTTGAGCCATTCGGCCAGGTCGACGGATCGAGCTACGCGCGTCATTCGGTCCCCCCACTCCTCGGGATGATCACGGTGCCGTCCAGCAGTGCGGGCACCATGGTGATCGTCACCGCGTCCAGTTGTCCGGCGTCGACCGCGATCCCGGCGATGCGGACCTGAATGTCGTAGCCGTCCACGAACGCCGGGCCCGGGGGCACGATCAGGCGGCAGTCATCGCCCACCCCGTAGGACCCCAGGATCGGATCCTCGTCCGCGTCCGGGAGTTTGATCTTGACCGACAGGATGATGCCGGACCGGGCCGCCTGCTCCGCCTTGGCTTTCTCGTCCAAGGTCGACTGCACCGACACGTCGGTGAAGCTCAGCGCGTCCTCCAGGCGCGGCCAGCCCGCGCCGTACATGAACGTGGCCTCATAGGTCGACGTCAGCGGGTTGGTGGCGTCGGTCGTGTTGGTCGACATGGCGTCGATGAACGTGGTCGAGCTGGCCCCGTCCTCCTCCCACTGCACGATCTCGCAGTTGACCCCGACGATGAACGTCAAGCGCGAGTTGGCCAGGGTGCGGCCCAACCGCGGATAGCCCACCTCGAACCGGTCGGACCAAATGCCGTTGGCGTAGACGGGGCTCGACTTGATATCCGGCCCGTCGATCACCCCGCACAGGTTGCGGATCATCTCGCCGTAGGACTTGCGGTCGGCCCCGTAGTAGGTGCGGTCCCGACGGCGGCCGGTGATCACGTTGCCGATGGTGGTCACGCCGAGCCCGCCGTAGGGGTCGCGCTGCGGGAGGTCGATCAGCGTGGCCAGAATCGAGGACTGGTCGATCTGGGTAAAGATCATGGTCTGCCGGATCCGGCGCCGGTCCCAGTAAGACATGATCTCGTCGCAACTGATGTCCATCAGGCCGTCGGGGTTCATCGAGCGCTTCCACAGGATCCCCGACCAGACCGGGATCTGGCCGCGCAGCACGCCGATCATGACTCGGCCCGGCAGCATCACGTCGACCAGCCCGCCGTCGAACGCCGGGATGGTGGCCGAGAGCGGCCCGGCCGCGTTGATCCGGGACTCGTAGGTCAGCCGCGACCACGGGGCGGTGGCCAGGACCTGTTTCGTCTGGACGGCCCGCACGATGAGCGTGGTGGACGTGCCACCGCCGAACCCGGTCACAGCAACGCACTCTGGGTGGTGGCCAGACAGGTCCCGTTGCCCGACTGCGCGAACAGCCGGATCGTCCAGGTGCCGGGTGGGATGACCGGCCACTGGGCTCCGACGCCGATCAGGTCGCGGCGCTCCACCCCGTTGAGGATCACGTGGTAGTCGCGGGTGACCCGTAGCACGTCGGTGGCGCCGAGCGAGACGTTGATCGGGAACAGGGTCTGGCCGACCACCTCGATGGCCGGGTTGAGCAGTGGCCCGGTCAGCGTGCAGTCCACCGGGGCCGGAACGTTGCCGATGTTGGTCATCTGGGCTTGGCTGACGACCTGACTGGTGGGTGGGTACTGCCAGCCCTTGGGCGCCACGTAGTTGGGGGCACCACTGGCCGCGGTGTAGCCGCGTTTGTAGGTGCGCCCGGTGAGCCGGGCCCCACCGGCGATCAGCGTGGCGGACTGGTAGGCGCCCAGGTAGACCCGCGGGTCGGGGCACCAGAACTGGAGGTGGATGTCCCCTAGTCGCCAGTCGTGGCCCATGTCGGTGGGCATCGAAGATCGGCGGAGCTTGCCGTACACCTGTCGCCCGTCGGTGAGTACCAGG